AGAATACGCAACCTGATACTCTGTGTCGCGTTGGCCGCAACCGTCTGTGCAGGAACGGCTTACGCGGCGTTTCCATTCTATTCTACCGATACCAGTCAAGACTGGATTATCGGCGATTTCGAGCTTCTGCACGCCTTCAATGATTGGCGCGATGGTACGGTCTCAGATTGGGAGATGCTCCATACACTCGACTTCTGGGCCGCGGGCGGCTACTGGTATGACCGACGGTCGGGGACGTGGAAGGCGGCGGGGGAATGAAAGGACAGGTTAATACGGTCGGTAGTGATCGCTTTGTAGTTTCCAACAGCGCCCCCCCTCTAGAGTGGGAATGTGTGCGTATATTGTCACCCCAGACCGTGACAGCACTTGGGTTGACGCCCCTCTCGGAAGAAGGGCGAGGCCACGAGGCAATGGCGGTAGAAGCCGACGACGGCAATTGGTACTCCATGCGGGAGGTGCTCGACAAACTGGCGGTGTCACGGGGGAAACCTACGGAAGGGGGGGCTTAGCCTTGGCTAAACGGGGGCCTAAACCCAAACCCATAGACCTAGATCAACTCCGCAAGCTCGCAGCTCTTCATCCTACGGACGAAGAGATTGCAGAGTTTTTTGGCCTTGGCCCAGAGATGTTCCGCCGCCGAAAACACAGCAATCCGGAAATTGTAGGGGTTATAAAAAAGGGGAAAGCGACGGGCAAGACATCGTTGCGTAGGCTCCAAATGGAAAGCGCGATGGGCACCAAGGCGGCTGTCCTGCGGGAAGATGACGGCAGTATTATACGCGATGGCAAAGGTGCGCCCATCCTCGTTGGCGGGCGCACCCCTAGTATCACCATGCAGATATGGCTTGGGAAGCAACTTCTCGGTCAAGCGGATAAGCGCGAAGTTGGCAAGCCCGGCGACTTCCAGCAGGAGCCGGTGGACCTGACAGATGAAGCCTTGGCCGAGGTTATCCGGCAGGGCGAGATACTGGAAGCTAAGCACAGGAGCAAGACGGCAAGTGGCGGGAATGGCAGCGACGGCGACAACGGCGACAGCCCCAGCTGAGATAACGCCCTACGCCGCGGCCAAGGAACTCTGGAGCAGGCGGCAGGCACGCCGTAATTTGCTCCCATTCGCACAGAGGGTCGTTCCTGGCTACCAGGTAGGCCCGCACCACAAAGTCCTCGCTGGGGCACTTGAGCGCGTAGAGGCGGGCGATCTAAAGCGGCTCATGGTCTTCATGCCACCTCAGCATGGCAAGTCCACCCTCTGCTCGCAAGTGTTCCCCTGCTGGGCGCTTGGCAGGCAACCCCAACGGCAAGTTGTTCAGACGGGGTATAGCCATGAGATTTCTACCCTCCACAGCCGACTTGCCCGCAACCTGTTTGTGACGCCAGAGTTTCGGAGCACGTTTCCGCTGGCCGTTCATCGACCCGAACGTGCAGCACAGAAATCCATCCCCATTCAAAAGCAAACAGCCCACGAATGGGGCGCGGTTGCAGGCGGCTCATATTATGCAGTCGGCGTCGGCGGTGGACTCACCGGCCGTGGCATGGATATCGGGATCATAGACGATCCCCACAAGAACCGCGAGGAGGCCGAGTCAGAGACGACACGAACGAAGGTTATCGAGTGGTACAAGTCCACGTTCTATACGCGGCTCCGGCCCGATGGCGCAATCATCCTGATTCTTACCCGCTGGCACCCGGAAGACTTGGCGGGCGTTCTGCTAGCAGAGATGGCCGACGGCGGCGAGCAGTGGGAGGTTATCAGCCTTGCACCAGACCTGGCGGCCGGCAAAGCGGTCTGGCCCGAACGCTATGATATCGAAGCGCTACAGCGCATCAAACTTGCCATTGGCGAGCACGAATGGGCTGCGCTCTACATGCAGCAGCCGACCCGTCGGGGCGGGAATATGTTTCAGGTGGACGGCATTCAGTATCATGCCGATCCCGGCGAGATGTCGATTGCGTCTTACGTGCGCTTTTGGGATTTGGCGTCCACGACGAAGCAGCGGGCGAAGAGCGACCCGGACTACACGGTCGGGGCGCTAGTTGCTGTAGAGCCACGAGACGGCCTGCTGCACCTGTGGGTAAAGGACATCGTCGCCGGTCAGTGGGAAGCACCCGAACGCGACCGGATTATCCGCGAGACAGCAAGGCGCGACGGCTCAGAGGTGCGCATCGGGATTGAGGCTGTGGCGGGCTACAAGGACACGGCTACTACCATGCAGGCACTCTTGTATGGTCAGCGGGTAGTTGAGGGAATCCCCGTAAGCAAAGACAAGGTTGTGCGTGCTGCACCGTTAGAGCCCCTATTCGAGGCCGGTCACGTTCACCTATTGCGCGCCCCGTGGAATGATCTGTTCTACAACGAGTTCGCCGGCTTCCCCAAGGGCGCGAAGCACGACGATGTGATTGATGCTGTATCGGGCGCTTATCACATGCTTATCAGCGAACCTGAGCGGCGCGAGATCGAGGTATTCAATACCGTCGCGGCCTTTGGCGGCGGCTTACCGGATGTGGGGTGGTGACGTGACGGTACCTTTGTGGGCGGTGGATACTCCGATAATTGGCGCAGGTGCAAACAAGGATGTGCTAGAGCGCAACGAGGAAGCGCTCCTGCGCCTTCAGCGCGCGGCTGGATTGAAGCAACTAATCGAGTCGGGCGCGACGACTAAGGCTGATATCCGCCTGGCCCGTGACGATGCAGGCTGGATTAAGCTTGGCGAGTCGGCTACTGGCCGCGACATGGCCCCACGGCTCAGAGAGTCAGTGGTCAAGCGGGCACGTACAGCGGCACTGGAGGATGGTATTTGTTCGCAGACCATCGGCCTATACACTGACTATGCTTTAGGCGATACGGGCTTCTCCGTACGTGCCGAGGATGACGCAGTCAACGAAACTATCCAGCAGTTCTTGACCTCCAATGCTAATGCCGACGTATTCAGTTCGCAGGGGCAGCGCATCCTGAGCGATAAGCTCCTGACCGACGGAGAGGTATTCCTCACACAGTTTGAGGATACCGACCCCACCGAAACCAAGGTGCGCGATATCGACACGCTGGAAATCACCGCGATTGCCTACGACCCCGAAGACCGGCAGACGCCACGATACTACAAGCGAGCGTGTGTGAAGCCCGGCGGCAAGGACGACACGGTTTACTACGCGGACTGGCGCAACGATGAAAACGAGCCAGGGGTCACAAGCGAGGGGGAAGAGGTAACTGACGCAATGGTCGAGCCGGGCGCGCCTATAATCTATCACGTCAAGCTCGGCCCCGGACGACGTGGGCGGTCGATTCTCACGACCGTGCTTGACTGGGCACGGGCGCATTACTACTTCATGCGGGCACGGGTGTCGATTCAGCAGGCGCGTGCGCAATTCGCCAACGAGCTGATCGTCAAAGGTGGGCAGACGGCAGTCAACTCACTGGTAGACACTTACCAATCGACGCTCTACAGCAGCGGCGAAGAGACGAAGCCGCCAGCCGCTCCGGGGTCTACCGACGTTCATAATCGCGGAATTGAGCGACGTGCAATCCCCCAGGATACGGGCGCATCCTCTGCGCAGACAGACGGCGGGATGCTACTGCAGCGGGCGGGGCTTGGCGCCGGTATCTTCCCGCATTATTACGGCGCAGGTGAGAGTTTCCGGCTGGCGACGGCTACGGCGATGGAGGCTCCGATGGGGAAACGGTTCGGGGCATACCGACGCTTACTACATGACGTGATTCGCGCATTGGTGTTACGTGTGCTTACGCGGGCTGGCGTACCGCCTGAGAAGCGGGCTTTGGACATCGACGCGCCACCGATGCTACAGGACGATATCGGGAAGGTCATCCACGCGATATTCGAGGTCGTGCAGGCATTCCCCGCGTTGGCCGATAGTGACCAACTGAAAGAGCTAGTGCTCACTACGGTGGGCCTGAACAATGCAAGCGACGTTCTCAAAGTCCTAGCAGATAACACCACCACAGAGAGTGCAGCGCAGGCGCAACTTGCGCGGTTGCTGCATGTAGCGCTGAGGGAAGCACGTGGCACTTGAAACGCTAGACTATGATGCGGCGGCGTTGGTCGAATACAGCGCTAACTGTGTCGCTCTGCGTGAAGCCATGAAGCGCGTGTTGATGCGCCAGTGGCCGACACGGGCAAAGCTCGAGCGGAAGCTAGAGCGACAACTTGCGGCGTACTTCCGCGGGCTGAAGGTGAAGCTGCCGACGGCGAAGATAGCGGCATGGATTAAGCGCGCAGAGCCTGTGTATCTGAAGGCAGTAGAGGCGGACACTGCCATGCCAGCATTTCTTGTAGTGAGACCCATTCGTGAAGACAAGATGCGTGCGGTACTAGATGCCGCAAAGATGAGGGGATATAGCCGGGTTTATGAGACGATTTATACGCTGAATGATGAGGTCGAATTGATCTACCGCCGATGGGCCGAGGGGTATAGCGAAGAGCTTGCCGGCGCGATGAAGAGCGCAGTTACCGAGGCCAAAGCTGACGGGTTCAAGGGCACGATGGACGAGTGGATCAAAGCGTACGGTTACAAGCGCCCGGCTGCGGCCGCATACGACAAGCTCTTGCCCAAGGACTTCTTCTCCGGCATTGCCAGCGACCTTGGGACGAAGGTGAAGGGGATCAATGAGGAAACTGCCCGCCGGTTGTCGAAGATCGTCACAGACGGACTACACGACCAGGCGGGCGTCCCCGGTGTGGCGCGAAACATATTCAACGACCTGGGCGCCGACATCGGCGACATGAGCCGGAACCGCGCAAAGCTGATAGCACAGACGGAGACGGGACATGCCCTTGGTGCTGGACAGCGTGACGCTAATAAGGCGCTAGGCGTGAAGCAGAAGGAATGGATCAGCGTTGGCGACAACAGGGTGCGTGATGAGCACTTGGCTAACGAGGCTGACGGGCGCATTCCGACAGACAAGGAGTTTTCTGACGGTGCGATGTTTGCCCCAGACGGTGTAGGCTGCCGTTGCACCACCGCCTACTTCGGCGCAGACGTAGACAAGGTGCTGGCGGCGTCGGGAGTAGCACGTGCCTGAGCCTGACCACATACCGATATGGGCGCGAACCGTCTTGCTCACTGCGCGCCAATGTTGTATCATGCTAGCAAACGCGATAGCGACAGCGATGAACTTGCGGAGAATCAAGGACAAACACGAGTAGCACCATAGCCTGAATAGCTACCGACTCTAACAGTCAGCGGCGTACTTCTGAGCCTGCCGTAACAGCGGGCTTGTGAGATGCGCCGCTTTTTGCATTTCAGGCAAGGGGAAACAGGACATGCCCTGGACGATTGATGATGTCGAGAAACACACGAAAGGCCTCAGCCCCAAGGCTAAGGCTCTCTGGGTCAAGGTTGCGAACGGCACACGCAAGCGCCAGTTGGCCGCCGGCAAGAGCGAGAAGGAGGCCGACTCCACCGCTATCCGTGCAGCCAACGGCGTCGCCAAGAACATAAAAGAGAGCTACGAGTTCGTGCATGTCTGCCCCGACTGCGGCTATCAGGCAACCCGTGAATCTGTGGACTTTGACTGTCCGTCCTGTCAAACCCCCTGCGAGATTGTGATGGGCGACCCCCGAGTAACGTTGGTGGAGCACGCAATCGCAAGCCTTGAACCCGAGGAGCCGAAGCGAAAGGTACACGTCATCACCGCAGACGACCTGCTGAAGGAAATCAATAGCGATGGATCGAGCACGACGACAGAGGCGACAATCACCAAGGGCATGGCCCGAACGATGGCAAAAGGTGCGCGGAGTGTATGTCCCCAGTGCGGCCTTGCCATCCCCAAGTACGTCGGACGCTACCCGAAATACTGTCCTGAGTGCGGGGCAGTGAGTGCGGGGCAGAGCTTGCGCCGAAGACGCAGACGGAAGCGCTCGGCGATGGCCGTGGGGTCGGCGGGCCCAAACAGGGAATAGGAGGCGCGGATGTTTGTGTGTGCCCGAAGTGCGAGACGGAGGTTAAGCACGAACGCGGAACACCTTGTACCGAACGCAAGTGTCCGAAGTGCGGAACGATAATGGTGGGCAAAGCCAAGGCGGGAGAATCTACCGAGAATGCTTATGACAACCTCGTTGCTGAGCTTGCTCAACGTGACGTAACGGCCGAACAGCAGGCCAAGGCCAATAAGTTGCTAGAAGCAGAGCAAGCCCAACCTGAACTCGTGACAGCCCTTGTCGGTGAACTCCGCGAAGCAGCCTTAATGAAGACCGTGGACGGTCACAAATATCCCGCCAAGGCGTTCGCCTACGCCCCCGACCCGCAGAAGCCAAGCACGTGGAAGCTACTGTTGTGGCAGGCAGAAGAGGGGATGACGCGCGCACAGGTTGGCCGTGCCGCCGCTGCATTGTCACCAGGCGGCTTCCGGGGACAGAGGGTGCAGATACCTTCGGGCGACCTCGCAACGGTCAAGGCGAAGCTCAGGGCGGCATACAGCAAGCTCGGCGTGAAACTAGAGGACATGAGCCGGTGGGTGAAGGAGAGTGAAGCCGTGAGGCGATACGCATGTGGTAATGAGGTAGAACTTGGAGAGGGATTCCAGTACGACCCCGCCAAAGGTGAAGGCATTCTCCAGGTGATTCAGGCGGGGTTCAACCGAAGTAAGAGTCGGTTCTATCCGGCTGAGGTACTGGAACGCGACGGCCCCGCAACGTTCTCCGATGTGCCGCTAGGCGTCGATCACCCAACGGCCAAGGACCAAAAAGAGCGGCCCGAGGGCAGTATCCTGCACCAGGTCGGGCGCACCCGCGAAGCGTACTGGGACGCCGACACGAAGACGCTCCGAGCGCCGTTCGTGATTGTGGACGAAGGCTTCAAGTGAAGGAGGACTACAAGTCAATGAGCGAAGTGGAAGCGGAGACAAAGGAACTGAAAGAGACGGTCGATTCGCTCACCGCAGAACGCGACGCGGCTTTGGCGAAAGTGCTAGAGGCGGAAAAGGTGCAGCGGCAAGCTGAGGCGAAGGAGCAGATTGACAAGCTCGTTGCCGAGGCAAAGCTGCCCGAACCTATCGCCACACGACTTGCCGAGAAGTTCGCAGGAGCGGAGAGCGTCGAGGGCGTTGCCGAGACGATTGACGATCAACGCAAGCTGATTGCGGAACTCACCGAAGCCGGTACAGTCAAAGGCTTGGGTGAGAGCCAGCCCGCAGGCACGTCCACAGATCGAGAGCAACTGAAGCAAAGCCAGAAGCAACGCTATATCGCCGAGGGAATCGACGATGCAAAAGCGGAGCAAATGGCCGATACGTTCGTCAACCGTCGATAACGCGACGAACGAGAGGAGTTACTAGCATATGCCTACCTATAGTGCAAACGGATACATGACCGGCCTTACTGCTGGCACGCAGGTGTCGAGCACAGGTGAAGGGCGGCACGTTGAACTGTTGGAGTCGGGGATCACTCACCCTAGCCACACTGACGGATTCGTAGACAAGGGCGATCCTATAGTCTACGGGAACATCGTCGGCGTCAGCTTCAATAGTGCGGCGGCAGATACAGACTATGTCA